AGAATGTTAATTTTTCTCATCCACTTTACGAGAAGATCGCCCAACACGCAAAATCAGACTCAATAGATGGTATGGACATGATAGACCATTCCATTAAATTATATAATTGGGTAACAACTGTAGGCATGGCGTGCCTAGAATCTAGGAGTTTAGCACCTCTTACTATCAACACAACGACACTCGCCAAGTGTCACTCTAAGTATTATTACTGGTTACACCAATTTAATGAATTTAAAACCAGTGGTGATTCTACGATGGAACAACGACAACTAATGTATGTTGAAGTTGATCTCATTCGTAAGAATTTAGAGAGTTTCTCACTAGCCCAGAGAGACAAATATCTCACATTACAAGCCTCATCATTACATCAGGCTGTAATATCTCTATTCAATGACGTAAAATGCTTCGTCACCAAAATTGATAGAGTAAAAGTAGCTATCGGTTACCATATAACTGGCGTCCCCAAAGTAGGGAAATCGGAGATTACCCCGAAAATCCAAGAGACAATTTGTCTCGCTCGCGGTTATGAATATCGACGAGAAGATAATGCGCAGATTAATTTAATGTCGCAATTTCAGGACGAACTCACCAACGCCACCCAAACGATAACTATTAACGAAACTTTGCCAATTAAAGAGCATTTAGCGAAGTCTGTAGAGACTTCTTATAATATAGCGCTTGCTCTAATAGATCCGGTACCGTTTCACCCAAATCGCTCCAACTTAGCGGACAAAGCTAAGATTACTTGTCAACACGTAGGTGTTGTTTCATCAGGTAATACTCAACAACCATATATTCATGTAGCTAAGACTCTAGGAGCTTGGGAGCGCCGATATAAAATTATAGACATGAGCGTCAAAAAACCTTATGCCGATGAATTTGGGCGCATAGATTCATCCAAAGTGGATGGGAGTGATGATTATCACAATTTTAGTGTGTACGAAATCGTGTATACAGGCGGCCAAAAGAAATATGTGCATTTTACACATAACGGCAAACGTAGTGTGGATCTCAACACCACAGAGTTATTAGAACTCATTAGACATCAGTGTATAGAACACTTCAGAGAACAAGATAAGTTGGCTCAGAAATATAACGAGCCATCTAAACCAGGTTGCCTTAAATGTAAGCGCATTGGTAGTTTATGTAAGTGTCCTGCTAACACAGATGATGTTGATAAAACGCCCATTAAGGCGAGTGAAATCTCCGTTAGTTCCAGAAATAAAGGAGAGGACGCTTGTTGTGGGCGTACCGCTTTGGGTGATCTTTATAAAACCCATGTCTTTGAAGATGAAGTATGTAAATACTGCGGTAAAGAATCCTTCATTGACGAGGATGAAGATTATGATGCAACAGATAACCGTGTCAAAACTCATCCAGAAATGGGTACCTCTACCCTCCTCAAGACAGTACTTGATTTAGCTTGGGGCTCGGTTGCTGCTTGGATCAATCCATATTTTAAATTAAAATGGATATGGAAGATCGATAACAACCTCCAAAGGGTACTCCATGAAGATATCGTGGAGGAATTAAGCCATTGGCCCGATGAAATAGGATGTAAGGCTCTAAGTCTTATACCTCGGAGCTGGTTGTTCAAGAAAGATGGACAACCATCTATGATTGGTAGACTTAAGCTCAATATCATTCAATTGATAGCAGCTGAAAAACAGATTTTTCTACCTCTCCCCTATTTATTTCGGCGAGCTTTGTTTTTCGGGTGTCTATTCGGGGCGATGCTTCTTCCCCTCATGTATTTTGTGGAAGAGTATTTAGAGATGTCTCCCAGAGAATACGAGGAAGTAACTGTCGTTAAACGTGTCATTAAAAGACATGGTAAGCGATATCTATATCCACGGTTCTCTGAAGAAGTCTTTAGAGAAAGAGACTTTTATGCCAAGTTTGGCATATATACTGAGAAGTATTTGGATTGGAATGAATATAATATGAATTTATACCCCTTTCAAAGACGACTTGGTAAGTTGTGGGTCCCTTGGCTCTTCACAGAAGAGAAGAGGATTTTAGTTTTAAGACTCCAACAACTCACTTGGTGGTATTACCCCTTGTGTATGACAATATTTGTCACAATAACAATGTTCTTCTACATGTGGTATCGTAGATGGATTGGGTATTCAGCTAGAGTTGAGGAACTCAAGCGGAGATGTAGGAATGATCCCCAACTTCAATCCACGTTATATGATAATGCGAGAAGACATACCTCGGAATATAATAGTTTAATTCCGACAGCAGTTGGTATTGTTGGTGCTATAGCCACGGGTTTGGTGATATGGAATTCTATCCGACATTCCCCTGAGTACGATATAGAGCGTAAAGTTAAGAGTACTTGGGATTATTTACCTACCTTTAGGCGCCAGACAGCTGTGCCGGTAGAGCAGCGTAATTCTTCCTCAGATGATATAGTCAACATCATCACTAAACATTTAACTAGTGTTGAGGCTGAGTTAGATGGGAAATCACGGAAGATAACCGCCTGCTATATACAGCCGGGCGTGTTGCTGATACCCTCGCATTTCTTTAAAAGAAGTGCTATAAGAGACGATATAGACCCATCTAAGAATGAGTATGTGGAATATCTCGACCTCTTTATGTCAACTAATGGTGTGAAACACAAACATAGGGCATATCCCGAATCAATGGTGAAAATCTCTGGTAAAGATGCATTTTTATTAAAGGTCGGAAAAGCCCCTCGCACCAATTCTATGGCATATCTACTCCCTAGAGAGACTGGGACGGGACATGTTAAATCTAATTTAATATTTCTCTCTCCAGAGAGTAAAGGGAGTATAGAAAATCTCAGTGCTAAATACGAGACAAAGATAGATTGTGGAGGTTACGATTGCGGTCGTGGACTTTCATATGTCTCACATTATACTCGCGCTGGTTTTTGTGGATCTCCACTCGTCTCTGATAGACGAGATGGTGCGATCCTTGGTTTCCATATCTCTGGTAGCCCTTATGGAATAGGTACGCGACTTGGTTATGCTCAAGAAATTACGTATGAGGCTTATACAACAGCTCTCAAACAACTAGAAGCAAGACCTGAGTACCTCCGAACACCTGAGATGAAAGGAATAGATACTAGGCGATTAGGTGTTAATTTAATACCCAACCAAGGAATTCATCCCAAAAGTAAAGAATTCGTCCTGTCACTTATGGATAAATATCCCAGCTTAGAGATCCTCGGTCACGACCCGTCATTAGTTCGATATAAGTCCCGGGTCAAAAAAGGAATACTTAGTGATTCCATAGGCAAGATTTGTGAGCAACCTAACCGTTGGAAAGCTCCAGATCTTAAGAGACCCTGGGTACAACATAATGCAGCTCTTGAAAAAGTTGCTGAAGGTGCTCGGGAGGTTCCACCCCAGTCTTTACGATGGGCAGTGGATGATTATTGGGATGATATATTCCCAAAACTAAAACAACACATCTCTGAGCAACCAGATTTGTGTAGAGTTCTCACTCTTGAAGAAGCTATTAATGGTAGACCAGATTCCTTTTATATGGGCCCGTTTAGAATGGACACTGCGGCTGGCATACCATCTGGTAATAAGAGAAATAGCGGCCTTTTTAGGGAGCTTGAGCCCTATCCCGATGGGCGAAAGAAATATGAACTCACCCCTATAGCGATGAAATACTATGAAAAAATTATCGCTAAATTTGATAACAACGAATTACTTGGTGTATGGGTGCGTACGTGCCTGAAGGATGAAGTTGTCGCGGAAAGTTCTGATAAAGTTAGGATTTTCTATATAATGGAGTGTATATTTGCTCTAGTCTGTAGGCAGTATTTTCTGCCCATTGTCGAGTTCGAATCACGATATCCGCTAACATCTGAGTGTATGGTTGGTGTTAATTGTGCGAGCAAAGAATGGGATACGATGATGTCATATGTCGAAGACTTAGCAAGTGACGGGCAATTAACTGATCTTGATTTCAGTAAATATGATCTTAAACGTTCCACTGATGTGATGTGTGCATCACTTAAACTCGACATTCGCATGGGTGAAACCATGGGATATGACGAAAGAATTTTGAAGCGTATGACGTGCATTTGTGAAGAATTGCGCAGTCCGCTGATTAATTGGAATGGCACCATCACGTGGATGTACTTATGGTCTTCCGGAAATACCATGACCGTTTATGGTAATAGTAGAGAAAACTCTCTCCACCAGCGGATTTCGTTTCATTGGAACGGTATTCGCAAAAGAGGGAAGGATTTTTACAAACTCGGAAAATTTAGGGACAATGAACATATTGTAAATTATGGAGATGATCTCATTAGTGGTTCTAAACCAGAAGTCAGAGATATATGTGACTTCTACGCTAAGCGAGAGTACTTCAATTCCATCAATATGAAGATCACTGATGCTAAGAAATCAGATAACCCGCAAGCCACTCTGCCAAAAGAGGAAATAGATTTCCTCAAAAGGAAAAGTGTCTACCACCCACAGTTAGGATGCAGGGTGGGGGCACTCGACCAAGAATCCATATGGAAGATGGGTCATATGACTGCCAGTGGTCAAGAGCCTGAAGATTTAGCTTTAGCCGCTATTCAGTCCATGCTGACTGAAGCCTTCCTACATGGAGAATCTTTTTATGAAGATCTTAGAGGCAAATTAAGGAAATGTGCCCAAGAGGTTAATATCTGGACAGATTTTCTAGATAAAGACTTTGATTCTAAGGTTATTGAGTGGAAAGAAAAATACGGTTAGGTGATCACCTAGATCACCGCTTAGCCTTTACCTCAGGCGTTAAATATGGTACCGTGTGTTTATGGTTACCGGAATAGGATAGGCCAGTTCGATTCAAGGCTTAGCACATGTTAGATGGTCTTCTTTGCAGCATAGACTAGTTGTAGAGAGATATAAAATAGTCTAGTATGAATAATAATAACACACAAAATAAGATCTTCAGCATGGGCATGGCTGGAGACACTCAATTGAGTACACAAAATGTGTCCTTTCAAGATGCCAACGCAGGCATGGTTGATACCCGGGGGTCAGTCATGGACCCTACGCGTAATCTTGGATTTTCTGGAGATGTACCATTGCAAGACTTCTTCAGAAGACCAGTCCGGTTAACTGAGCTGGACTGGCAAGTGGATAATCCCTTATTTGCTCGTTTGAATGTATGGGATTTATTCTGGAATAATTTACGGAATCGTGAGAAAATCAAAAATTACTTCTTACTCAAGTGCACACTACATGTCAAAATTGTGCTGAATGGAAATGCCTTTTATTATGGTCGCGCCATTGCAGGTTATGAACCTCTAGTGGCTCAAGATAATACTTCAGCGGCTACACTGAAGCGTAAATTCAGTTACGTGAATGAAGATTTAGTGAGACTTTCGCAGCGTATGCATGTCTATATAAATCCGACTGACAGTACAGGTGGTTCTTTAGAGCTACCATTTTTCTACCCGAAGAATGCACTTCTAGTACCCTCCCAGGGATGGGCTGATATGGGAGACTTAGTCATTATGAGTCTCAATGATCTGAAACATGCCAATGGTGGAACAGATCCAATATCCATTAGTGTGTTTGCGTGGGCAGAGAATGTTTCGTTTGATGTACCCACTGGACTCGCAGCCCCAGAAATGGCTGATGAGCACGATCAAGATATTATATCTAGACCAGCGAGCGCGGTAGCGCGTTTTGCTAGTTCATTAACCAATGTCCCATTTATAAGTCCTTTCGCGCGGGCCACTGAAATCGGGGCCAGTGCTGTCGCATCTATTTCGAAGATTTTCGGATATTCAAGTCCGACGAATTTAGAATACATGATGATGGTACCTAGCCCCAAGACTTCCTTGGCCACTGTTGACAATAAGTATGTTACTAATAAACTTAGCGTCGACAGTAAGCAGGAAGTGACTATAGACCCACGAACGACTGGGATAAACCCAGCAGATGAGCTTCCTATAGCTTCCATAGCAGGTAGGGAATCTTATCTAACTAGCTTTGACTGGATAGTGAGTATGCCACAAGACGTTAGCATATTCCAGGTACGTGTTGATCCTTTTTTATACAGGACATTAGGCAGTGAGTACCATTTTCCAGCTTGCGCAGCTGCGGCTCTTCCTTTCGAATATTGGAGAGGAACGATGAGATTTCGATTTCAAGTGGTTTCGTCAAATTACCACAAGGGTCGACTACGTTTAGTCTATGATCCATTTCAGTTCAACGGAACGCCCCAATTCAATATATAATATACTATGATTCATGATATCTCAGCGGAGAAAGATTTCACGATAGACATAGGTTGGGCGCAGAACGAGCTTTTAGGCAAAGAGCTGATTTAACTTATCCATCTTTTCAAGGTGGAGGTTTCCTTGTAGGAAATCCTAGTGGTTCTAACGGAGTACTTGGAGTATACGTTATGAATCAATTGAC